GGTTTTGACCGGTGGTGCATCGTTCAAACCAATCAGTGTGACACCTGAACAGGCACAATTTTTGGAAACCCGCGCCTTTCAGCGCACTGACATCATGGCTTTGTTTGGTGTCCCGCCGCACATGGTTGGTGACACAGCGGCTTCAACATCGTGGGGCACAGGCATTGAACAGCAATCAATTGGTTTCATCCGCCACACCTTGCGACCTTATTTGAAGCGCATTGAATTTACCCTGTCGCAGATGCTTCCGCCTGAATACTTTGTGCGCTTTGATCTGTCTGACCTTTTGCTTGCCGATACGGCCAGCCGGTACGCGGCGTACCAAACAGCCCGCACCGCTGGCATTCTTTCGTTGAATGAGATTCGACAAAAAGAAGACCTTGCACCTTTGGCTGAATTTGGTGATGACCATTTGTTGCCTTTGAACAGTGCTTTGAATGGGGCTGATTTGATGAACATGACCGGTCAGGGTGGGACACAATCTGATGCGACCACGGAAGGCACACCACAACAATGACCACAACAATGAAGCGTTCACAATTGCGCGAAACCCGATCATTGAATGTCCACGATTTGCAGATGCGATCCAATGATGATGGGTCACTGACCTTCAGCGGTTATGCTTCAATGACCGGTGTGCCCTATGCGGTCAATGATCTTCTTGGCGAATACCAAGAAACAATTGCGCGTGGCGCGTTCACCAAGGCTTTGCAAGAAAATGATGATGTGCGTTTGCTGGTCAATCACGATGGAATCCCTTTGGCCCGCACTAAGTCCGGCACATTGGTTTTGTCTGAAGATGAAAACGGTTTGCGGTGTGAAGCCCAACTTGACCAATCTTCACCGCTGGTTCAAACTATTCGAAGCGCGATGCGGCGTGGTGACCTTGATCAAATGTCATTTGCTTTCGCCGTGGTTCGGCAGGAATGGTCACAGGATTACACACAGCGCACAATCAATGAATGTCGGCTGTTTGATGTTTCCGTGGTGACTTACCCTGCCAGCCCTAGCACAACCGCTGATTTGCGTTCGGCTGTGGTTCGATCTGTTGCGGCTGGTGTTTCGACCGGTCGGGTTGATGAAATTCTGTTTGAATTGCGGGCCGGTCGCGCACTATCGGCCGCCAATGTTTCTTTGCTTGAACAGGTTTTGTCTAGTATCCGTGACGCGGCAGAAACAATTGATGAAGCAAATGAAAGCATTGAAGAAGCATCAAGTGTGTTGGCTGAATTAGTTGTTGCCGCTGGTGGCAACGCTGAACCAGAGCCGGAAGAAACCCCAACCGAAGATGCCCCAATGGATCAGATGCCAACCGAAGATGCCCCAATGGTTGAAGCCTCACGCGGGATTGATCTTTCTTTGGCCCGCGCGAAGGCTAGGCGCATCTGATGCCCATCGCCACGATTTGCGACATTGACGACACCTTGATTTCTAACGGTGAACCGGTGCAACCTGTCATTGATTATGTGAACAACCTTGATGGTGTGGTGTTCATTGTGACAGGCCGGAACGAATCAGAGCGTGCCAGCACTGTTGATGAATTGGATTCAGCTGGTGTGGTGTTTGAAGAATTGTTCATGAACCCTGATCCGGCCACCCCAACTTCAGAATTCAAGGGCAAGGTTGCTGAAGATTTGTTGAAAGATTTTGATGTGACTTTGGCCATTGACAACAATGCTGACAACAGGGCCGCGTTTGATGCGCTTGGTATTCCCACCCTTGATCCCGCTGACATTGCTTCTTCTTCGCGGTGTTTGCATTTGTCCCTTGCGCGTGCGATTGCCCGAAGGGTTTGAAATAAGTTTCCGAACACAGCCTGTGTTTGGTTTGGTTGGCTGATTGCGCCGGAGAATCTGCAAAGATTCCACCACCCAAAAGCAACCGTTTTGTTCACTACTGAAAGGAAAGCCAATGGCTTTGTCTGACCGTGTGGCTGAACAGCGTGCCGAAATTCAATCAAAGATTGACGCGCTTATTGCCACCGCTGAAACCGAATCCCGCACCGCTTTGACCGACGAAGAAACCAGCACTTTCAATGCTTTGGTTTCTGAGCGTGACAATTTGGATGCACAGCACACTTCTTTGATTGCTGAAGAAGCCCGCAAGGCAACGGTTGCTGACGCACCGGCCGCCCGCACCGCTTCGGTGCAGGTTGTGTCTGAACCTTCGACCTACCGCAAGGGCGACCCTTCTTCGCCTTCTTACTTCCGCGACCTGACCGCCACATCGTTGAACCGTGGCGACACCCAAGGTGCTGTGGAGCGTTTGCGCCGTTCCGACATGGAACAGCGTGCCATTTCCACCACCGATGGTGGCATTGGTGAATTCGTGCCGCCGGCATGGATGACCGCTGACTATGTTGCTCTTGCCCGCGCTGGCCGTGTGACCGCTGACCTGTTCAGCAAGCAAGCATTGCCAACCGGTACTGACAGCATCAACCTTCCGAAGATCACCACCGGTGCATCAACGGCTGAACAGTCTTCCCAAAACAGTGCTGTTTCCAACACTGACATGGTGACCACTTCGGTTGTCGGCAATGTTGCAACGATTGCTGGCCAGCAGGTTGTTTCGGTTCAATTGGTGGAGCAATCACCGGTGAACCTTGACCAGATCATTTTGGCTGACCTTGCGGCTGACTATGCAACGCGCCTTGATGTTTTCTGCCTGAGCAACAACGCCACCGGAAAGAAGGGCATTTTGAATGTTTCTTCGACTTCGGCCAGCACTTACACTGACAGCACACCCACTGTTGGTGAGGCTTACGCGAAGATTGCTGATGTTCTTCAGCAGATCGCATCGAACCGCTACCTTCCCGCTGATGCAATCGTGATGCACCCGCGCCGTTGGGGTTGGTTCTTGGCCGCTCTTGATGGTCAGTCCCGACCATTGGTTGTGCCTTCCGCTGGTGGCGCGTTCAACGCCGCCGGCATTGCAACCAGCGTTGTTGGTGAAGGTTCGGTTGGCACGCTTCTTGGTCTGCCTGTGTACCTTGATGCCAACATTCCCACGAACAGTGGTGCTGGCACGAACCAAGACACAATCATTGCCGGTCGCTTCAGCGACTTGGTTTTGTTTGAAGGCACACAGCGTGCAGAGGCTTTCCGCGAAACTTCAGCGGCGAACCTGTCGGTGCTATTCCGCCTCTACAACTACGCGGCAATTGTCACCGAGCGTTTCCCCAAGTCCATTGGACTAGTCACCGGAACAGGTCTGGTCACCCCGACCTTCTAATTTCGGTTCAACCCTTGGCGGGTTCTCTCACATCCAAACCCAAAAGGTTTGGGTGTGGGGGTGTTTGCCAAAACACTTCACAACAATTTGATTGGACTGATGATGGACAACGAAACCGCGATCAATGCTTACCAACGCGAATTGGATTCTGCTATTGCCCGCAAACTTCCGCGCGAAAGGGTCGAAGCGATCCGCGCCGAATTGACCGCGCTTGGTGTAAAGCCTGATGTTGAAACCGCTGGTGCGGGTTCAGCCGCTAAGCGCACCCGCAAAACAGCATCCTAGTTTTCCCCTGAATACTTTGTGAAAGGTGGTGTGACCAATGGCCAGCGCGTACCCATCGGGCTTTGATTCGTTAGCGAAACCCACTGAAACCACGCTTGAAGATGACGCGGGTTTTGAACATGACATTGTGCACACCAATGAAGCCAACGCAATTGAAGCGGTGCAAACCACCCTTGGCTTGAACCCGCAAGGCGCGTTTGCCACGGTTGATGCACGCATTGATGACCTTGAAGTGTTGGGCAAGCCGGTGTTGTCTTTGGTTCGAAACAGTACCGGTGCGACTTTGACCAAGGGCACAGCTGTCTATTTGTCGGGTGCTACCGGCAACCATGTGAATGTGACCAAGGCTTTGGCCACATCTGATGCGACATCGGCCCGCACCCACGGTTTCATCTATTCCGACATTGCCAACAATGCTGATGGGTATGTGATTGTCGAAGGCTACCTTGAAGGCATTGACACCAGCGCGGCCGCAAGCGATGGGCAAATTGTGTACCTGTCTGGCTCTGTTGCTGGTGGGTGGACTGTCACCAAGCCTGTTGCCCCCACACACATGGTCTATTTGGGCGTGATTGCCCG